AAGGATACCCGAGCAAGCTTTTAGGCTCTATATCTGAAAGGAACGGAACCGACGATTCCCACAGGGAAATTCCCCTGGTTGGTCGGGTTGTTCCCCGATTGGAAACTGTTCGGTCGGGAAGCGAGTCGCTGGCTCCGTTGGTGGTCGAATGGGCTTCTGCTCATATGGGCGTTCAGCTTCTCGAGTGGCAGGTTCACGCGCTCACCGGTCTGCTCGAGGTGGGTGGCGACGGTGATCTAGTGAATCGTTCGGGTTATGTCTCCGTGGCCAGGCAAAATGGAAAGTCGCTTTTGGGTATGGCGCTTTTAGGTACTTGGGTTACGACGTTCGCGGCGCTTCGAGGCAAACCGCAAACCGTGATTAACACAGCGGACGAACTTGGGCTGGCGTGTCAACAGTTCGAGCGGGTCGCCCCAATCCTGAAAGAAAAATTTGGGTTCACTTTGAAGTGGGGTTATGGCCGTATGGAAGCGACTGGCCCCGACGGGTCGAAGTGGTATGTCAAAGCCGCCACGCCTACCGCGTCTCATGGTCTGTCTGCAGATTTTGTTTGGGCTGACGAAATTTGGGCTATCAGTGACGAAGTGTTGGCGCATGGTTTACGCCCGACAATGAAAGCAAGGAACAAATTTACAGCTGGTGGATCACCGCTGATGTTGATGACTTCAACCGCTGGAACGGAAGGGTCTATAGCACAACTTCGCTATCGGGAGCAAGGACTGAAACTAATTGACGAAGGCCGAACCAATAAGTTCTATTTTGCTGAATGGAGCGTTCCTGAAGGCGTTGACTATATGGGCGACGTGTCCTGGTGGGCTTGGGCTAACCCGAGCTTGGGAACACTGCTGCAGTTTGAAGACATGTTGGCTGACGCTGACCACCCCGACCGAATCAGTTTCCTTCGAGCGTCACTCAATTTGTTCGTGGCGGCAGACCAGGCGTGGCTTCAGCCTGGCGAATGGGATAAATGTTTGACCAGTGACCCGTTCCCTGACACGCCCCAAATTCTTGCAGTCGACTCGAGCATTGACGAAAGTCGCTACCTGGGGGTTGTGGCGGCAGTGGACGAAAAGAACCGCGTCCATGTTCGGACTGCTTTCAACGTGGCAACACTTCGAGAGTGTGAAGAACAGATTGAAGAATTTATGAGCGACGGCGTAACGCGTCTAGCGATTACGCCAACGCTCGAATCTCATGTGCCGCCACATTTAGAAAAAAGAAAAACGATCGTCGGGTATGGGGAGCTGTTGAAATGGACGGGTTTAACAAAGAACCTGATTCTTGAGGGACGGTTAGCGCATGGCGGCGAGGAACAGTTGTCTTCTCATATGTCTAGGGCGGTCGCAATTAGGCAGCAGCATTCGGTAGCTCTCAGCTCGAAACGGAGTCCAGGCAGTATTGAACTGGCTCGACTGGTTGTGTTCTGTGCCGGTATCGCGTCGCGGCCACGGCTCGCAGGTAAAGCAGCTATGGGAATTTCTCGTTAGGTGCTTGCATAGTTTCGTAAACATTGAGAGCCTTCGAGCGAATGGGTATTTTCTCGCGTTCAGTAAATCAACCAATTTTCGCAGCCAGTGAGCCAACCGTTAAGGCCGCCGCTGGTTCTGCTCTTGTTGGCAACTGGATCAATTACTCGCAATCCACCCTGGAAACATTGGCTCTTTCGGTTCCGACAATTAGCCGCGCCCGTGATCTACACACTTCATTCATTGGCGCTTTGAAAGTTCGCCACTACACGCGTCAATGGACGGGTGAGCGCTACGAAAAAATCTATTTGCCGAACGAACCCTGGCAAGACCAACCCGATCCGAACGTCACCGCTCAGTTTTTTTGGACTTCCCTAGCGTCAGACCTTTTCTTCCACGGTCGCGCGTTCGCTTATGTGACTTCTCGACGTGCAGACGACAACCGTCCAGCGTCGTTCACTTGGCTTCCCGCTGCAGACATTCAAACTCCCGACCAGGTTCCAGGCGTTCAATATTTCGGGCCTTCTAAGCAGATTCAGTTCAACGGTTTAGCGCTCCCAGCTGAAGACGTTGTTCAATTAATCGCTTCGAGCGCGGGTGTCATCTACGCAGGAGAACGCCAAATAATGATGAGCGTCTACTTGGATTCTGCAGCCGAAAGATATGCGCGCCTAGAAACAATTCCTGGTTATCTGCAACAACGTGGCGGCGAAACCATGAGCGGTGAGGAGCTGGGCGAACTAGCGACCGCTTGGGCAGCTGCACGAAAGTCCAACGCAATCGGCGCGCTCAACGATTACGTCGAATTTGTACCGTTTGACAACCCTTCCGAAGTTGTCGCTGATCAGCGCAAATATCAAAGTCTTGAACTCGCCAGGCTTTGCGACTGCCCCGCATACCTGCTTTCTGCCCCGACGGAAGGGGCATCAATGACCTACCAAAACGCCCAGCAAGCTCGACAAGACTTGTATTTATTCGGTACGCGGGCGCTCATTGACACTTTGCAATCGAGCTTTTCAATGAACACAATTCTCCCAAGAAATCGTTTCATCGAGTTTGACGTAGCGGAATATCTTGAAGTTGAACGCGACGAAATCATTACTGAAACACGCGTAGAGGAAAGACTATGAAAATCCAATTCGACGCAGTACCCGTAAAGCTCGACGCTGCCGCCGGTGAAGAAACCATTCCGACAATTACTGGAATTGCGGTTCCGTGGTTTCCAGTTTCGGCGGTTGTTTCATCAGGCGAAAAGGTGGCGTTCCAGCAAGGCGCTTTTGACGTAGATCAGAAACCCGCCAAGCTAATCGAAGGCCATGACTTGACGCAGTTAGTCGGCACAGTCCCCGAATTAGTGAATTTGGACGAAGGACTCGGCTACCTGGCACAGTTCGCCCGAACGACCCGCGCTGCTGACGCGGTGGAACTTATCCGCGCTGGCGCATATGACGCAGTGTCCGTAGGCGCTGACGTAGTCGAATCGTATTTCGACGCTAAAACCAAAACGACTGTCGTCACTAAGGCGACATTGTTAGAGCTATCGCTTGTCGCCATTCCAGCATTTTCGGCGGCGACTATCGAAACCCTTGTTGCTTCAGCCCCCGAGGAAGAAGAACAAGAACCAACAGAATCCACAAACCAACAAGAGGAGACTCAAGTGGAACACACAGAAAACGTCGAGGCAGAAGCTTCGACCGTCCCAACATCAATCTTCGCCCAGGCGAAGCGTCCAGTCCGTCTTCCTTCACCAGGCGAATACATTGCTGCAATGAAGCGTGGCGGTTCCGAATTTGCACAGCTCAACGCAAACATTCAAGCCGCCACCGGCGACGTGCTTGTTTCTGACGCGGCTGGCCTGCTCCCGACGAGCGTCGTCTCTCCTGTCTTCACGGATATCAACCCGCTGCGCCCTATCGTCACAGCACTCGGAGCGCGTTCAATGCCCCAGGCAGGTTCTAGCTTCCTTCGCCCTTATGTCAAAGTCCATTCGGCAGCAGGTCAGCAAACAACCGAACTGACCGCATTGTCAACCGCAAACTTCGAAGTTGATGACATCTCAATCAGCAAGAAGACATTCGGCGGGAAATTGGTACTCAGCGAACAAGTAATTGACTGGTCTTCGCCATCAATTCTTGACGCTGCAATTCAAGACCTTGCAGGCCAGTACGCGCTCGCCACGGAATTTGAAACAGTCAAGACAATGGCTGCAGCAATGACCAACGCCGAAGAGCAAATTACTGATCTAACTGACGGCGATGACATCGTTGAGCAAATGTATGTTGCAGCTGCAGAAATCGCAGCCGTTGGCAACTACTTGCCAAACGTTGCTGTTGTTTCACCAGCAGTTTGGGCAAAGCTCGGAAACGCAACCGATGGCGCAGGCAACAAGTTGTTCCCACAGGTCAACAACGTTGTCGGCATGGGAACACTTCCTGCAGGCGTTACTGGCTGGAACGGCAACCCGCTCGGATTGCAACTCATCGTTTCTAACCAGGTTTCAACACAGGTCATCGGCAACAAGACCGCTGCTGAATACATTTGGCTTCTCAATTCGCGTGCAGTCGAGTGCTATGAGCAGCAAAAGGGCTTCCTGGAATTGCGCGACCCTGCAAATCTCGGCTTGACCATCTCGGTACGCGGGTACTTCTCCGCTGCAGTTATGGACAAGAATCAGATTCGCATTCTCGGCCCAGACGCAACCTTCGCCTGATTCGTTGACGGGTAGTCGGGGAGAGTGACGTGACAGCACCAACATTTCCAATCGCATTGACGAAAGAAATTTCGAATGTGGTAGCCACAGCTGGAACATGGACGGTCACTCTCTCCGACGTTGACGGAATCATCACCGGTATGCGTTTTACGATTGGCGGATTCACAACGCCATCATGGAACACAACAGACACGGTGGACAGCGTCAACTACACAAACAAAACCGTCACCTACAGTCACGGCAATGCAACTGTCACTAGTCAAGAAGCCTGGGCGCAATTCGACTTGGCTTGTGAGTGGATAGCGCTTGAAGACCTTGAAGCAGCATTGGGCTACACGTTTGACGTTGCTGACACGCCCTGGGCTGAAGCGCAAGTTTCAGCTAGTAACAACTGGGCGTATCGAATGCGCCAGTCAAGCGGTTATGAAGACCACCCGAACTATGCGCCGAACCCTGGAGCAAAGCAAGGCGTCATTCTTTACGCTTCACAGCTCATCAAACAGCGTGGCGCAATGGACGGATACGCCAGTTTTGACAATCAAGGTTTCGGCGTTGCACCAGGCCAGTCATACGCTCAAATTTTGCAGCTGCTTGGCTGTAAGAAACCGCAGGTTGGCTAATGGCTACGGGCTTTCTCGCTGACGCTATTGACCTATGTTCTGACGCGTTGACCGCTGCAGGCATTCCCTGGGCATATGACCCAGGTCAGGCTCGCCCAAAATGCGTCATGATTGAACTGCCTGAATTCACGTTGTATTCAAGAGCAGTAGCCGACATTCGAATTCGTCTTCGCGTTTGTGGCGCTCCCCCAGGGAACAAAGCAAACAACGATTTCATTCTTACGACAGTCGAAGACATCATGACTTCGGCCGTCATCGTGGAAAGCGGCGCGCCTGGCACCGCTGACTACGGCAATCAACAACTTCCGACCTACGACTTAGTTGCTCGAATCGGAACTAACAACAGATAAGGAAAACCCAATGGCTACACAGACATTTCTTTCAAATGCCACAGTCAACTTGACCCAGGGCGGAACAACTTGGGACTTGTCGGATCAATGTTCTGCAGTGACGTTGACCGTCGGCAACGAACCGCTTGAATCCACCGCTTTCACAAGTTCAGGAGCGCCAACAGGCCGTTCGTATGTTGCAGGTCTTCAATCAGTCGAAGTTTCTTTGACTATGTACCTGTCCTACGGTGCAACCGCTACGCCTGACACCGAAGTTGAAACAGTTCTTGCAGCTTGTGTTGGCAAGTCATCAACGCTTGTGATTTCACCTAGCGGAGCGACAGAATCCGCTTCGAATCCTGAATACACGATTACAGGCGCATACCTTGAAAGCTTCACGCCAATCAACAGCTCAATCGGTGAACTGGCAACAGTTGAAGTGACCTTCACCGGTGGCACATTCGTTCGCGACATCACCTGATAACACTGAAAGGGGACACAAGTGAAACTCACACTTCAAGTCACAAAAACCGATGGCGAAACATTCGAGGTTCAAACGAACCTGTTTGTCATTGTCGCCTGGGAACGAAAGTTCAAACGAAAAAGCGCTGAACTAAGTAACGGCGCTATCGGTCATGAAGACCTGCTTTTTATGGCTTATGAAGCTGCGAAATGTCACAACATTCCAGTTCCGATGAGCTTTGACGAATTCATCAAACGAACCGATGACATTGACGTTATTTCGGAGCCTGTAAACCCTACGGAGCAGGACAGTACGGAAGGCAACTAGCGGAGATTCTGCTGGAAACTGGTTACTGGCCTGCACAAGTCCCATTCGACATGGAAGAACTGGCAACAGTTGTTTCGGTCATAAACCAACGCAGAAAGGAACAGAACAGAAATGCCCGTAAGCGCTGAAATATCTGTTTTTGGTGTCCGTGACGCGTTGAAAGAATTGGGGCAAATGGACAAGACGCTCCGCTTCAAAGCGATAAGCAAAATCAAAGGCGCTTCGGGCGAAATGCTTGCTGTCGCGCGTTCGCAATATCCCGACAATCAACAGCTGCAGGACGTCATGCCTGGGTGGTCAACTAAAGGCCGTCTGGGTTATGACAAGAAGAAAGTTGATCAAGGTGTCCAGGTGCAGGTTGGCGGGCGGTCAATCGGCAACAGTTACGCAGTGGTCACAATTATTCAGAAGAACGCTGGTGGTGCATTGTTTGACATTGCAGGCCTGCGCGACGGCTCACAAGGCGTCGGCGGTACTGACCGTTTAGGGCGTAACCGTGAAAGCTCACAGTCGGACGCTTTCCTGGACAATTTGAACGCAGCGTTCGGCAAAGCTCAACGCGGTATGTGGCGAAAGATTCGCGTCATTCGAGAGATGGCAGACAAAGAACTAATGAGCGCCCTGGAAGAGGTCGCCGCTCAGGTCAATAGAAAGCTGGTCGCGTAATGGCGATTTACATTCCCATAGTTTCCGAATTCAAATCTGACGGCATTGACAAAGCGAAGAAAGAATTCAAATCGCTTGAAGGCGCTGGCGCTAAGGCTGGCTACGCAATCAAGAAAGCAGCAGTTCCCGCAGCTGCAGCGGTGGCGGGACTGGCTGCGGTTGGTTTTGACGCGGTCAAGGCAGCAGTCGAAGACGCAGCAGCGCAAACCGAACTGGCTAGAACGCTGAAGCAATCCACCGGTGCCACGGACGACGCAATCAAAGCAACCGAAGACTGGATTAGCGCTCAGGGAATGGCGCTCGGCGTCGCTGATGATGACCTGCGTCCAGCGCTCGCCAAGTTGACACGCCAGACGGGTTCAGTCGAGAAGGCACAAAAAGCGCTTGCTTTGTCTATGGATATTGCGGCGGCTACAGGCAAGCCCCTGAGCGCTGTTAGCACCAGTATTGAAAAAGCCCTAGGGGGTCAGACCAACGCTCTAGCGAAACTAGACCCGTCGCTTAAAGCGCTGATTAAAGACGGCATGAGCGCCGAAGAAGCGATGGCGGCGCTGAATGAGAAGTTCGGCGGTGCAGCACAAGAAGCAGCGGGAACGACAGCTGGACAATTCAAACGGGCTTCACTGGCGTTCGCTGAAACAAAAGAATCCATTGGTGCAGCGTTGATACCGGTACTGGAAAAAATGCTTCCGTACTTGACAAAGTTTGCTGATTGGGCTTCGAAGAACCCGACACTTATTGCAGCTGTAGCAGCGGCCATTGGTTTAATTGCTGTGTCCATTTTGGCTGTGAATGCGGCTATGGCGCTGAACCCTATTTCGCTAATCGTTATCGGTATCGCGGCGCTGATTGCAGCTTTAGCGGTCGCCTACAACAAGTTTGAAGGGTTCAGAAAAATTGTTGACGCTGTATTCGGTGGGATTAGGTGGTGGATAAACAACGTCACGATTCCAGCGTTTCAAAGCATGTTCACAATCGTTAAAACAATCTTTAACGGAATCGCTTCAGCGTGGAACAACACATTCGGCAAACTGTCTTTCAAGGTTCCTTCTTGGGTTCCTGGCGTAGGTGGTAAAGGTTTTGAAGTTCCGAATATTCCTATGCTCGCAAATGGAGGAATTATTGCAAACGGCCCACAATTAGCGCTTATTGGTGAGGCGGGGCCTGAAGCAGTTATTCCTTTGGACAGAATGAATGAATTTGGTGGCGGCGGTGGAAACGTGACGATCCATGTCAACGGCGGCGACCCGAACGCGGTTGTTTCGGCGCTTCGTACCTACATGAGGCAAAACGGTTCCGTTCCAATTCGAGTGAGCAATATCTACTGATGTCGCTGCAGAACTACACCGTCGCCTACTCAACAAATGGCAGTAGCTGGACAAACTTGTCCAATGTTCAAAGCGTGTTCGTGAACATTGGCAAGAAAGCCCAGCTGGAGCAAGTCAACGCTTCGACGGCGTCGTTCGAAATGCGTTACCCGACTGGGTACGCGTCACCAATTACGGAGCTAGTAGCTGGCAACTTTATTCGCATTTCAAACACAACAGGCACTTCTTACCCCGTGTGGTACGGCCGCATAACTGACGTGTCGGCTACCTACTACCAAAACTACGTGTCAAATGTTGGCGAGGGTGATTATCTGAGCGTTTCGGCTGAAGGCGCTTTTGCGACTGTTGCCCGTATGCAGGGAAATAACTATTCAATGCCCGCCTCGGACATTGTTAGCCAATTTTCACTAGCTAATAGCGAAACAGGTTTGAACTTTGGTTATTTGCCATTGGGTTCTATGACGCCGTTGGCCGCCACAATCGTCGATACGACGTGGGGCGATTGGGTGAACAGTGTTTGTCAAACAACGAATAGTCGCTTGTGGGACGGCATTGCTTACAACGGATCAACAGTTATCTCGCCGTTCTACAATTCAGTAAGCACCGTCAACTTTTCCGATACTGCTAACGACGCTACGAATCAGGTTTACAAACAAATAAATTTTGACAGCCTTGCCGACAACTTTTATACACAAGTCACGGTGAGCCCCGAAAGTTTCGGTTCGGCGACAGTGACGAAAGCTGGGGCAACTGCACCGTTTCGGACTTATCAAACGAACACGTTGAGCGCCAGCACTGCTCAGGCGACAGATTACGCTAATTATTTGTTGTCAACTTATGGAACTGCTCGTTTCGCTATTAGCTCGATTACTTGTCAGGGTGAAGCTCAGAACAGTTTCCAACTTGACAAGCTGGGCGAAAACGGCGAGTTCGGCAAGTCGATTGGCCGTCAAATTTCTGTGACGTTTCGTGGCACTGTTTTTCAATGTGTGATAGAAGGCGTCACTATGTCGGCAACGCCTAGCGGATCATCATTCACGTTCTTCTTGTCGGGTGCCGACTTGAACGATTATTTACGCCTAAACAACACGGTTTACGGCAGGCTCGATTTCAACAAGTTAGGTTATTAGGTATGAGTTTTCCATCTTTTGCTAGTGGTGAGGTTTTGACGGCGGCGGATATGAACGCTGTCGGGCTGTGGCGTGTCACTAACTGCACCGTGACTAGCGTTGGCGGTACGGCCGCCACCGCGTCTAATGGTGTTATTACGATTGGGACTAACAACACAAGCGTTACGGTTAACAACGCGTTTTCTGCTGATTACGACAACTACAGAATTGTTATAAGCGGCGGCGTTTCTAGTGTTGCCGCTGGCGCGTTGAACATGACGCTAGGTGCAACCGCTACCGGCTATTACCGCGCAGGGTCTTTTATGTTGTATTCAGGTGGCGTTATAACAGGCTTTAGTAATTCAAACGACAGTTCGTGGAGAGGCGTTCTTGAAGCCACCACTACCACATTGTCTGCTTTTGTTGATTTATCAAACCCATTTGCAAGCAAAAACACTGTTTTCTCGAATCACGCCAGCGCTGCTAGAACAGATGGCTATTCATTGTTTATGGGCGGTTATTTGGCAAATACAACGTCTTACACAGGATTTACTTTTACTGCTTCTGTTGGAAACGTAACAGGTGGAACTATTCGTGTTTACGGTTACAGGAACTAGCCATGTCTGAGCCTGTATTAATCGCCCTAATCGGTGGCGGCTTTTCCGTCATAGTCGGCCTACTCGAAGTAATGCGCCGACAAAACAACCGCGACCACGGCGAAAACTCAAAAAAACTCGACTACCTAGCCGACCTATTTCGCGACCACCTGAAAGGCCACAAATGACACTCAACCCAAAACTCCAAGCCGCGCTCACGTCATACGCTCGAGCGCTTGTAGCAGCTGCACTTCCCGTATGGGTCGCCACTAACGATTGGAAAGCAACCAGCCACGCTTTATGGGCTGCAGCAATCCCGCCAATTATGCGTTGGGCGAACCCAAGTGATCCAAGTATCGGACGCGGAAACAATGCCGCGTAAATACCCGTTCTATCCCGCCTGGGACGGCAAGAAAGCCAGTCCCGTTTTGACCTGGTTCGTCAAGGCTTGCAATCGGCGCTGGGGCTTTTCGAATCTTGGAATTTATGTGAATCGCCCCGTTCGGAACCCTGCCGCTAAAGGCGCTCTCTCAGTCCACGCCACAGGCTTCGCTTGTGATATTGGGTATCCAAGTACCAAAGCGGGCAGAAGAAGCGCTGTAGAGGCTTGGGAGTGGCTTTTAGAGCATTCTGAGAGCCTTCGTATAGCCGAAATCCATGACTACCGTTTCGGGCAGTTCGGCAGGGGCTACCGCTGCAGTCGCGGAGCTGGCCAGGCTGGGGTTCGGGTCTATCAAAACTCCCGAGAATCCGCTGGGGCAGGCGGGAATTGGCTACACGTCGAAATAGAAAACACTTGGACGGACGCAAAAGAATTCGAGGCTATGTGGCGTTCACTGCCTAAGCCCAAGCAGTCTGAATAGTTCACGCTTTTTCAGATTAGAAGGCGCTCAGCTTGTCCCCAGCTGGGCGCTTTCGCATATCCACACTTTGACGCTCCCGTTCTGTAAACATGATGACGGAGCGGGAAGGGGACAGAATGCTTCACATAGTCGGATACCGCCAGTTATGGTCAAAGGACAGAAACACACTCGTCCAGGTCTTCACGGACTTAGACACAGACTCGATAGAGCTAGTCACCATTGACACAAGGCCGAACGGTCTTAGCTCTTGGGAGTCGCTGACACAGGTACGAACAGAAGATTGAAACGACTAATAGTGACTATTCTCGCCATTTCCGCATTCATAACACCCGCCCAGGCTGAAGCCGCCACCGGTGGCGCTTGTCCACAATGGGAAAAGCATTTCCGCAAATACGGCCTTCCCCCGAAGACGTTCAGCAAAATAGCTTTTAGGGAAAGCCGTTGTAATGAAAAAAGCGTCAGCGCTGTCCGACGATCTACGGGCTACCCCGACGTAGGTCTAGTGCAGATTCAAGGCAGCTGGAGAACGGTCACCTACGCAATTTGCAAACTGAAACCGAACCAGTCACATATTCGAGCGCTCACAAATGTTGACTGCAATCTTCGAGTAGCCCGCTACCTATACGACAACGGCGGTCTAGGCCATTGGAAAGGCTCCAGCAGATGAACGATAAAAACGTGGCAGTTCGTATTCCGTGGGAACTGTGGAAATATCTCGACAACGAACGCGCCTATCGGCAAGTAAAAACAAACAAAACAGTCACACTTTCTGAAATAATTCGGGAAGTCTTAGAAAAGCATGTGGGGACATCATGGACAGAGAAACAGAACAACGGACATTAGTCAGCGGGGCGGCGTTCAGTCTGCTCGTTGACTTTCTACGCGACAAAAAGTGTCGCTGTGCTACACGGCGCAAAATGGAGCTTCCTGGCGAATGCTCTTTTTGCAAAAACGTAGAAAAGTTTAAGAAGGCGTTCCCGATGGAATTTCAGGCCGCTTGTGAATACGTCGCGTTAGATCATGCAAGGGAAACAAAATGAGCCTAGAAAACTATGAGCCAGTAGCCGTCAGAATTGACAAGTTTTGGAAGGCATACCCGAACGGCCGCATTCACACAGACCTAATCGAGTTCTCGGGTGAACGGGTTATTGCCCGCGCTGAAATCTACTCAGACCGTGAAGACACACGTCCAGTCGCTGTGGACTTCGCTCTCGAGGTGCAAGGGTCTTCGAATGTGAACCGAAATTTCCATTTGGAAGCATGTGTTACTTCAGCCATTGGTCGAGCGCTTGCCACGTTCAACATTCAAGGCGATCCGTCAAAACTTGGCGCTGACGCTCGCCCGAGCCGTGAAGAAATGACAAAAGTGGCGCGGACACAAACGTCTAACCCTGGTGGTGGCGAGGTCACTGTGACACGGCCAGTTGGGGCAGGCACAGCGTCAGACAAGCAGAAATGGGCTATTAAGAAAATGAGTAAGGAACTGGGCAAGTTGCCACCGGTGAATCTTGAAAGCTTGTCGAAGCAGGAAGCGTCTGACCTGATCACAAGTCTGAATACTGAGATTGACAACGGGAAAGCAGCCGAACAAGAGGAGCCGTTCTAATGAGCTACCCATTTCATACGAAGCATTGTCGCGAGGGTTGGGGTTGCCCGTCTTCGTGTCCAGTCCGTCAACTGGTCGAAGAACATGACCGTTTGAAAGTCCAGCTGGCAAAACTAGACCACCCGACAAAACCAAAAACAACAAAGAAGGCTGACAATGGGTGAAACAGAACGAATGAGCGCTGAAGCAATTAGCAACGCAATTCAATCCGCGCTCGAAGCTATGGAACATGCTGAAATACTTATTGGGCAACTTCGAATAGAAGTTGAGTATTGGAAACAGAAAGCGCTTCAAAATGACTGAATTTATGCACTTTCTCGGCTACACAATTCTTATGTTTGTGTTCGGCTTTTGGGCTGGGTCAAACCATGACGCGTAACGCGCCCGAAAAAATCCTTCAAGACAAAGTGATTCACCTAGCCAAAATGAACGGCTTCCAGGTGCAGCACTCACGGCCTGTCCAACAAAAAGACGGACGCTGGCTCACAGCGATTCAAGGCGACCCTGGATTCCCTGACTTATGTCTCGCCCATAGGGAACGTGGCGTTTTGTTCCTAGAAATCAAAAGCGACGTAGGGCGACTGTCGCCAGGTCAGGTCATGTGGCAACGGGCGCTCGCTGAACACGTCGAATATTGGGTTGTTCGTGAAGCAGATCTACCCAAGCTCGCTAAACGGCTCGGGAGTAAACCGTGAAAATTCTCGTCACATCT